GGTGATCCGCTCGGCGACCAATTGAGCGACCAGCGCCCGGGACTTGTCGTTGCTGGCCGGCTTGATGGTGCTGGGGGTGATGAGCTGGCCGACGACGCTGGCGGTGACCATGCCGCGCCGCTGCTCGAGCCACTCGTCGGTTCCCTGGATGAGACTGGGCAAGATGATGAGGGTCACTGCTGGGCCTTCTCTCGGTATGTGGCACACGCGCACACGGCGCTGTGGAAGCACGTCGGTCGCCCGCGCCGGTCGGTGCCGTGCTGGGACTTGAGTCCGTCGCAGAGGCAGCGGGGGACGGGCACCTTCTCTTCGGTGCGGTCGCGGTAGACGTAGCCGCCGTCGGGTTCCTCGCGGACGGGGATTCCCTCGGGCCAGGCGGCGGGGAGGTCGGAGCGCAGGGGGTGGCCGATGAACGACCAGCGGACGGTCACTGCCCGGCCTCCATCTCGACCCAGGCCGGCGGCACGATCACGCGCTCGCCGGGGATCGGTCGCATGTCCCACGCCGAGGTGGCGGTGTCGCCCGGGTCGAGTGCGTCGGCGAGGCGAGCGAGGTAAGGAAGCAGCTCCCTGAGCACCGCACCGAACAGGAGGACGGCGAGCGGGCGGCGGGTCATGACGTCACCGCGTGGTGCGTGTGGACGAGGACCGTCCCGCGGTGCTCGGTGCGCCAGTGCGCGGAGATCCGCTGCGGGGTGAGACCGGCGGGGTAGGCGCAGGACGCACAGTGCCGGCCGCAGGACGAACCGGGAGCGTCGGCGGTCACGCTGCGTCCTCCGAGTCGGGCCACGGCCAGTAGAAGTTGCTGTTGATGAGCGACACGAACTCGGCGTCGCACAGGGCGTCGTCGTCCACCGCGGACGGCCACGCAGCCAGCCACTCGGCGTCGGACTCAGGCACGGGCGGCGGGTAGCAGGACACGATGCGGAACACGTGATCGCGCTGCGGCGTCGGCTTGCGGTGCGCCCGGAAGTTCGCGCCGAGGACGAGCACGACCAGCAGGGCGTAGGCGGCGAGAACGCACAGCCCGAACGGGGACGTCACGGTGTGCCAGGCGGCGGCGGCGGTCATCGAACGACCCGCAGCGTGCGCACGGCGGGGTGGACGGCGGTACCGGGCAGCGGCTGCCCGAAGTGCTCACGGCAGCCGGCGCGGAGGACTCCTGCGGCGGCGAACGGCCAGCAGAGGTGCGTGTGGCGGGTCATGCCGCGCTCGCCGTGGGGACCGAAGCGGCGCGGAACATGTAGCCCATCTCGCGGACCCGCTTGCAGGCCCGGCAGAACCGGGAGCCGCGGTAGACGAGCGTGTTGTCGTCGGTGAACTCGTGGTCCCGCTTGCAGTGCGTCTTGTTCGCCATCGGGTGCCGGCCGTGTGCGAGGCGGTCCTGCATGTTGTCGGCGTGCGATCCGAACGACAGGTTGCTGGCCCGGCTGTCCATCGGGTCGCCATTGAGGTGGCGGACCTCGAGCCCGTCGGGGCGGGGGCCGATGAACGCTTCGGCGACGAGGCTGTGGACCGTGCGGATCTGCTTGCGCCCGTCCTGGCGCAGCGTCACCGAGGGGTACGGGTAGTCGCCCCGACCGTTCAGATACGGCTGGAGGATCTTCGGCTGCTTGCCCTTGAGGGACATCACTCGGCCGAGGTCACTGACGCGGTAGTCGGGGAATCCCTCGACCGTTCGCCACTCTTCTTGCGCAGACATGTGGGATCCTTTCGGGGAGGTGCGCCGTCCGACTCCTGCCAGGGATTCGCGGGCGGCGCTGCTTCATGTGGTGGGACACCCGCCGGGGCCGGGCTTAGCGGTCCCGGCGGGGAGTTCGGAAAACTTCTTCGCGGCGCTGTATCTGCATCCGCGGGCCGGTGCTCTTATCTCTGTAGGAGTCCGTGCTCTGTGCCGCTGAAAATGATCAAGCGTTGGCTTCGACGCGGAGGCGGATCTCCGCCATCACGCCTGCCGGGATCTGCACGAGGGCGACGTCGTCGCGGCTGGTGCGGGTGTGGCCTTCGACGACGGTGGCCAGCAGGCGGCGCAATTCGTTGCGCTCGGCCTGGATGTCGGCGACGGCCTCGAGGACGGCGGCCTGCGCCGTGTTCATCAGGCCACCGCCGGGCGGTGGGCGTCGTCCAGGATCTGGTCGATGTCGCCCTGGGTGAACTTCACGCCGGCGACGTCCTTGATGCGACGGCAGGGCACGAGCTGCTTCTTGACCAGCTCGTACAGCTTGGCGCGACTGACACCGAGCATCTCTGCGGCTTCTTCGACCGAGTAGAGCAAGCGGTTTCGGCTCTCCACGGTTCCCCCTTCCGTGTCATGCGTTCACTCCGTGGAGTGACTGACTGGGGGAACCTTGGCAGCTTTTCTATCCACGCGCAAGAGGTCTCTAGACAAAATCCCGGGCGTGTCGCACACTCTGTATCCGTGCGGACAACTCGACCGTGCGTCATAGTTCCCCTAAAGGGGGGTGGACGTGGCCATACTGGTAGCCGTGCGTGACGGTGCTTCGGCTACGGTGCAAGACACCGTGGATGCATTCATTGAGGCGGCCGAAGCAGCCCGCCGTCGACTAATCAGCGCCGAAGGCCGGGACGTGTCCTGGCGTGAGGTGATCCGTCGAGCTGGGTGGAACGAGTCCGAACGCGCCCGCGTGGCGTATCACCTGAACACGACCAAGCAGTGGCCGAAGGGGCACAACGTGCCTGCGGAGATCGTCAGCCGTCTCGCCGCGGTGTTGCCGGTAAGCGAGCAGGAGTTGCAGCGGGCGGCCCGCGTCGCGGCCGGCTTCACCGTCGTGGATGAGAGTCCCGACACAGACGCCGTGGCAGTCGTCTCCCGCTTCTACGGCAGCGAGGACGTGTCCGAAGAGGAGAAGTCCGAGGTGACTGCGCGACTCCTCCAGATCATCGCCGAGGAGTCTCGTCGCGGTCGTCGCTGAGGCCCGAGGGCGGCGACCCTCCGTTACTACAAGATCGCCTAGCGTACTGTCGGTGACCCCCGCTACAGTTCTGGACAGTTTCCTAATGCATCGTTAGGGGCTGGACAGGTCTGACCCATAGGCCGCGTAGGGGGAAACGTGATCATCGCATTGGCCGACGCCGCGCTGAGCGAGCTCGAGCAAGTGCTCGACAGCGGGTGCGTGTCGATGGAACGGGTCCGCGTCGTGTACGACAGCCTGCCCGGCCGCGCTATCTGTGCGGCCACGGTGGCAGACGGCCTCCTGTGGCTGGTCCTCGACCTGGACAAGCCGTCCGCACCGCGTCATGCCCGGGCGATGATCCTGGACGCTCAGGGGTCCGAGCACGCGCAGGAAGTGTGCGAGGCGATCAAGGCGCGAGCCCCCCTGGCCCTGGTTGTCTGACCGGCATCGCCAGCTCAAGCGCGGCGATCGTGTCGTCGTCCACGTCGGGGAGCATGTGCCCATAGCGGTCGATCGTCGTGGTGATGGACTCGTGGCCTAGCCGTCGGGAGATCGCCGGCACGGGGCGTCCGGCCGCGATCAGCCACGACACATGGCTGTGCCGCAGGTCGTGGATGCGGGGGCGCTTGGTCATGCCCAGGGCGTTGGCCCGGTCGAGCGCTGGCAGCCAGACGCGGTTGTACCAGTTGGAGTGTCGCAGCGGCTGTCCGCCCGGGACGGTGAACACGAACTCATCGTCTTCCCGCCCGGCGATGTGCGGCACCAGGGCGTCGAGGACGGCACTGGAGAACGTGACGGTGCGCCGGGACCGCTTCGACTTCGGCGGGCCGATCTGATAGCCACCCGCGCCGTTGTCCTGCCAGGCGCGGGCGACGTGCAGCCGGGGCTTGCCGAACGGGTCGACGGCGCCCACGGCCAGCGCGGTCGCCTCGCCCCACCGGAGGCCGGTCCCCACCAGCAGCGTGCCGAGGTCGCGGTCGGTGCCTTCGGGTAGGCAGGACTGCACGACCGCCCACTCCTCATGGGTGAGGATCGTCATCTCGGTGTGCTCGTCGCGGTCGCGGCGGCCGAGGCGGTGCCCGCGGAACGGGTTGCTGCTGGCGAGGCGGGCCTTCTGTGCGGCCTGCATAACGGAGCCGGCCTGAACGAGTAGCCGCTTGACCGTGGCGGGGGAGCGCCTCGCGTCGCACCCGAGGTTGCACGGCAGTTCGCCGCCAGTGACGGCGAGGTCGCACTTGTCCTTGTGTAGCCACGGGTGGGTGCCGTTCTCCATGCCGACGATCCAGTCGCGGGCGTCGAGGTCGGTGATGTCGTCGAGCGGGGTGTCGGTGAACGGCGCGAAGTGAAGTTCCATCTCGCGGGCGAAGCGCCTGCGGTAGCCCGGGCCGACGCCGGTGAGCGCGCGGGCGTGGCGTTGCGCGAAGGCCCCGAACAGCACCTCCTGGTCACTCGGTGACGCCGGGGGCACGGGCGCTCCGTAGTGCCGGGTGGAGGTGCTGCCCGGGGCGTGTAGGGGGCAGTGGCAGATGTGGCCTGCCGCGGTGATCCGCGCCTTGGCGTCGGTCGCTTCGCCGAGGCGCGTGAAGCTGTGCGACAGGTTCCGGCCGTCCGTCGCTTGCCGCCATCGAATGCGGTAGGTGCGAGTGCCGTCGGCAGCGGTGCGCAGTTCGATGCCGGGTGGAAGGCGGCGGGCCACTAGAAGCCCTCTCCCTTGCTTCGCACGTAGGCCTCGAGCGCTCGGACGACGACGTCGGTCATGGTCTCGCCCCTGGCGACGGCAATGGCTTTCGCGGCGACCCAGAGCAGCTCCGAGACGCGCACCGAGCGGTTCGGCGTCCTAGGGGCGTTGGGCATGGCCAGATTGTTCCACCACGTGATGAAACTGTCCATGCACCTGGATCACGTGTCTTCCTTGCTGGCAAATCGTCTCACCTGTCGTGGAGGTTCACGGTACCCGGCGACCAAGATCATGGGTACCTGTGGGTACACGAGGTTCAGAAACCCTGGACAGAGGTGGACTACTGTGGACGAAACATGCAGGTCGGGACACCCTAGGAGGGTATAAGTGCAGGTCAGCGGGGGGTTCTGATCGGATTATGAGTCCCTTGCTCTAACCGGCTGAGCTACCGCCCCGGGGTATCACGACCTGCACTTTCCTGCGGCCCGCGACATCCGATCAAGATCATGGGTACGCCATGGGTACAGCGCGTCCCGGCGTCACGATGCCACAGCGCCCCAGAACGCACGAAATCCCCCGCCTGCCGGGAAGGCAGACGGGGGTCGTGGTGGGGCTACCTGTTGCTGATCTGCACGGTTCCGAGGAAGGTGCGTCACATGGAGGTTCACTGGTTCGGCCGCTACAGCCTTGATCTGGGCCGGGGTTCGGTTGACGACCCGCCGCGCGGTGCCGTGTTCTACGAGTTCGAGCGGGACGGGGTGACGATCACCCGCCGGAAGGGCTACGCGCCCGACTCAGACCGTCGTCCCGGTCGCGTCGATCCACGCCGCACCGGTTGACCAGATGGGCTTGTTCAGGGTGTCGTCGAAGAACAGGACGCCCTTACCGACCGCGGACGCTGACGGGCGGGATGCGGTGACGCCGTGCGCGGAGGTCTGCACCCGGTTCACGTAGGCGGTCGACCCGTCGTTGGAGTCACGGAACACGATGTCGGAGGTCGCGCCGATGTTGTGCGTTGGCAGTGACGAACCGGACAGCCGGTAGCGAACGAACGACGACCGGGCGCCGGGGCTGGTCGTTCGGTTCCCCTTGATGCCGATGGTGCCGGTCTGATAGCCCTCGAGGATCAGCTCCTCGAAGTGGTTCTCGTAGACCTGCACGTCGCTGGCAGGGGTGGCGCTGTTGTAAATGACCCCGATTGCACCGGCCACGTTCAGGGAGATGTAGGCCCAGCGGCACAGGTTAGTGTCGGCGTACTGCTGGAAGTCGATGCCGATCGGGGCACCGGAGCCGGCCGAGCCCCAGGTGAACCGGTTGATCCGGTTGTTGGAGGCAAAGTGCGTGCCGTCGCCGCGGAAGATGATGCCGTTGATGCCGTTGGCGATGTCGAGGGTGATGTCGTTGAAGGCGGTGTTTTGTGTGGCTGAGGCTGAGGTGAATGCCTTGATGCCGTTGGGCCACTGGTCGCCGCGGACGGCGAAGTCGCCGTACAGGGAGCCGTCGAGTTCGAGGGCGATGGAGTTGGACCGCCACTGGCCGATCCACTGCAACGTGGGGGCGGTGCCGCAGTAGGAGGAGTTGCGGAAGCGGATCATCGGCGCGTTGGACACGTTGTTGAGCAGGACGCCTTGGCCTTGGAGCAGCACGTTTGAGGCACCGATCGCGGCGACGGTGGAGCTGATCAGGTAGGTGCCGGCGGGAATCCAGACGATGCCGCCACCGGCTGCGATGGCCGCGGTGACGGCAGCCTGGATGGCGGGGGAGTCGTCGGCGATGCCGTCGCCTACCGCCCCGTAGGCGGGAGCCTTGACGTTGAAGACCGTGGGCGCCCCGATGCTGGCCGGGGTGACGGGGTCGCTGCCGCTGCTGCCGTGCGAGCTGGCGTGAGCGGTGGGCGTGCGCGAGTTGGTGACGCTGGCGTCGGTGGACGACAGTGCGACCCCGGCCCCGGCTCCGGCTGCACCGACGGTGGGGATGGTGGGCTTGGCCGTCAGGTCGGTGTAGGCGCCCGTGGTGGCGACGGTGGCGAGTCCGGTGATCGTCGTCGCCGCCTGCGTGCCCGTGTGGTTGGCGCGGGCCAGCAGCGTGGCGTCGGAGCTGTTGGCGGTGGCCCCGGTGGCGATGCCCGTGAGCTTGGTGCGCTCGGTCGCCAGGAATGCCTTGTTCGTCGTCCCGTCGGTGAGCGTGTCCGCGGACTGGGTGCCCGTGTGGTTCGCGCGCTGCACAGCGGCGGCCTGCGCACTGTTCGCCTTCGTCGTCGCGTCGGTGGCCGCGGCAGCGACAGCAGCGGCCTGCGCGGTGGCCGCAGCCCCGGCAGCATCGAATGCAGTACTTGCCTGCGTGGCGGCGGTACCGAGCCCAAGGTTGGTGCGGGCGATCGCGGCGCTGGCGACGTCGGACAGATTCGCGGTCTTCTGCAAGCTGGCGGTCACCGCAGCAGCAGCCGCCCCGGCCGTGTCTGCGCCGACGTCGGAGGCGCTCAGCGTCACGGCACCGGTGTGGCCGTTGACTGAGGACACGAAGGCGATCGTGGGCGCGATGAGGGGTTCGCTTCCACCGAGCACGATGATCCGCTCGAGCTTCTCGGCGTCCACCTCTGGCGCGTTGCTGATCCGCATCCAGATGTCGGCCGACGCGGGCACGACGAGCGCACCCGTGGCGTCGGCGTCGGGTCCGGCGAGCAGCACCGTGAACGAGCCGGATGCGTAGGCCGCGGCGAACCACACGGTTGCCGCGGTCGGCCCCGCCGACCGCGGCGGCAGTAGCGCCACATCGACACCGGTCACGCCAACGGGCACGGCACCGGTGAGCACATCGGTCAGGGCGTAGGTGCGCGTCTTGCGGTCGATCCGGCTCAGTTCTACGGCCACGGCTACTCCCGGGGGTTGGCGGTGAAGGTGTGGGATGTGCCGGCGGCGTGCGCGGCCCGGGAGGTGCCTGCGGCTGCAACGGCCGGATCGAGGGGTGTGCTGGCGTGGGCGGCGTACGAGGTCGCTGCCGTGGCGAAGCTGCGGGATGCGCCGGGCTTGGCCGTGTAGTGATGCTCGGTCGGCAACGTCCCTGCGGCCTGCGCAGTGGCGAGCCCCGACAGGGTGAGCAGCCCGGCTGCGGTGGCGGGCACGCGGGCCGTTGCCACGCCGCCGAGGACGATGACGCCGGACGAGGAAGCGGAGACGGTCGCGGACGCTGTGCGGTCGAGGTTCATGGAACCGGCCGCTGTCGCCGCGCTGTTCGCAGTCGCCGTGCCCGACAGGATGATGGCGCCCGATGCCGCGACCGACGCGCGGGCACTGGCGCTGCCACCAAGGGCGAGGGTGCCCGCCGCCGTGGCAGGGGTCGCGACACCCGTGGGTGTGGCCGTGCCGCCGAGGGTGAGCGAACCGGAGGCGGTCGCCGAGACGGTCGGCGTCGTCGCCCCCGCAAGGGTGAGCACTCCTGCCGCTGTGGTGCCCGCTCGCGCCGTGCCGGTCCCGGTGAGGGTCAGGCTGCCCGAGGTCGACGTGGTGACGGTGGCGACGCCCGTACCGGACAGCGCCAGGGAGCCCGCTGCCGTGGCTGTGGATGCCGCTGTGGACGATCCGCCGAGAGCGAGCGACCCGGCTGCCGACGCGCGCGCCGAGGCCGTGGGCGTGCCGCTGAGGGTGAGACTCCCCGACGCCGCGACCGGAGCCGTACTGGATGCGGTACCGGCAAGGGTCAGCGTCCCCGAGGTCGATGCGGTGACCGACGCTGTTGCCGTGCCCGCGAGATCCAGGGTGCCCGCAGCGGTCGCCGCGGTCGCCACTACGTCAGGCGGGGTGATGATCCGCGTGCTGCCGAGCAGCGGCGCGGACCCTACGAACGGCGCTGCCTGATAACTGGCGGACGTCGTGCCGCCGAGCAGCGGCACCGGTTACTCGTCGATCGAGAAGTGGAAGTCGTACGTGACCGCCAGGGCGCTGTACTGCCAGATGACCAGCGCGCCGCCAGCGGGGACGACGATGCCCTCGGGCCACTGCCACACGATGCCCGCGCCGATGGTGGCCGGGATCGGGTAGCGCCGCCACGGGATTGCCGGGGCTGTCGGGGCCGTGGTCCACGTCGTATCGATCAGCGCGTTGCCAGCGCCGGAGACGTTGTCGTAGCCGCCGCCGGAAGCGACCGGGCCGATCGGGGTAGCGGGCGTGACTGCGATCGCGGCGGGGCGACCGACGCCGACCTCACCGGCGACAGCGGTGGCCGCGAACACGCCAACCTCGAACACCCGAACGTCGCGGGCGGCACCTGCCGCACGGAACTGCACGATCGGGCCAGCGGCAGCAGTGGACGCCTTCTGACCGGCGAGCGAGGTATGCGCCACTATGCGACCGAGAATGAAGCTTGGCCGATGGCGAACGTGATCGACGCCGCCGTGACAGGTGAGCCGAGCGCGGAGCCCACCAGGTAGTTGCCTGCCGTGACCGCATCCCAGACGCCGATGTGCGTGACCGGGGTCGCGCCGGACGTGGTGAACGTCAGCGCCGCCGTGTTCGACACGACGCCGCCGGACGGGGTGCCGGCCGAATACTGCTGCCGGGTGACGCCTGCGTACTCGGAGCCGCCCGTGGTGGTCGGGTCAGCCGTGTGGAGGGAGATCCACGTGGACGTTGCCGAGACGGTCGGGGGCGCTGCGGCGAAGACACCGGCGATGGCCCGGTTCTCGCCTGCTGCTGATGCACGTGCCATGGGTCATTCCTTCGGTTAGGAGCGGTTCCCCCGGGCTTGGAATGCGTTGTGACGAAAGTGGGCGGGTGCGGTCAGACGCCGGTGGCTTCGTGCTTCCCGGCCGGTTCCACCGCAGTGGTCAGCGAGGCCGTCCCGGAGTTGCCGAACTTGACCGACAGCAGCGACGTGAGGACCGACAGGACGACCGCACCGGCCGACACGGAGAGTGCATTGCCCCAGTCGGCGTGCAGGACGTCGAGAGCGGACGCGCCGAAGTAGGCGAGCAGCGTCTGAGCGAACGTCTTGATGGCACGCTCGGCGGCGTCCTTGATGAACTGGGTGGACATGGTGACTCCTGTCGGTGCGGGGTGGGAGGATTCGGGGATGCAGAGCGAGAGCCAGGCACACCGTCGCTACCTGGCTGGACTGGCGCGGGCTGCCATCGCCGACGCTGACTACGTCACAGCCCTGTCCGCACTGTCTGAGCAGGACCGGGCGTGGCTGCTTGAGATGGGCTGGCAGGAGCCGGACCACGCCTCGTTCATGCGGAACAACCGCCTGACCGTGGACGACCTGCCGAGAGTGCTCGCTCGCCTCTAGAAGCAGAGCCCGGTGAGGTCACACACGGGCCCGGTGACGGGACGTAGCGGCGAAGGGGTGGGCGCAGGCGGGTCAGGACTCGGTGGGGTCGGCGAACGGATCCCGGTAGGGGGTGCCGGCTCGCTTTGCTGCGCGGCGAGCGCGACCCCGCTCGCGGAGACAAGTCAGGCAGACCTGAGTTCCCGCCCGGGTCACGTGCGTATTTCCCGAGTCGTAGGCATGGCCGTGTCGGCAATGGGTCTTGTGGCGCTTGGACCCGTGATCGGGATTCATGGCTAAAGCCCGACGGGTGTTCTCCAGTGCCGTCACCGGTTCTAGATGCTCCGGGCGGACGCAGTTGCGCACCCGGCATAGGTGGTCCAGCTGCAAGCCGTTGGGGACTGGGCCGTTCGTAAGGGTCCAGGAGTAGCGGTGCACCAAGACCGTCTTCCCCTCCGGACCATTGCTGAAGAGGCCGTAGCCGTGCGCCCCCATACCTCCCTGCCAGAGCCAGCACGTGTCGGTCTTGTGCACTTTCGCCCAGAACCGCTCGGCGGTTGGGGTTGGGGTGTACCCCATGCGACCTAGCTTTAGCGGGTCGCCGTGCGTCTGCCATCGCTTGTAGTGCTTTTGGCACCAACCCCGACGAGTCGAAGCATTGTCACATTCCGGTATTGAGCACTCCGTCATGGCTCGATCCTACAGGATACGGACCTAGTTATTTGTCGTAACAGCCCCGTCCGGCCGAGTTTATGGAACGTCGGTCGCCCGGCGACGCGGGCACTTGTCGGGCTCGTTCTTCACCACGGTCTGCAAGACGTGGATCTGCCGCAGCAGCATCCAGCCCGCGATCCCCACCGCGCCAAGGGTGAGGCCGCGCAGAATGTCGACGGCCTGCTTCGGAATCGGCACCATCAGCACGAACAGGACAAACGTCAGGACCGCCGTCAGCGACCCCAGGAGCGTCATCAACGCCCGCCCGATGGGCAGCGTCCGCCACGGCGACCGCAGCGCGTACAGGGCCGTTGAGGAGGCGAATGGCACCCACACGAACAGGTACGCGTAGAACGCCCAGTCCAGGTAGAACACAGGTCTCACGCTTGCCTCCGGGGTCTGATCACCGTCTCCACCGCCTCGGCGATGTGATTCCGGCGATGGGTTTCCTGCAACTTCCCCGTGACGTGATCTACGCGGAGCGCAAAGTTCTCTGCGTCCTTGCGTGCCCGCACCGCCTGACGCTTCGCCTGATCAGCGTCATCGGACACCGGCCGCGGACGCCGCCAGTGGGGCAGTCTCATACCGTGCCCGGCTCGGACTCGATTCGCCGCTGAGCGAGTTGCTGAATCTCGGTCAGGGCATGGTTTGTTAGCTCTGCGGCGGTCAACAGCTTCTCCATTGACATGCCTAGTTGGGTCGCGGTCTTCTGCCATTCCTCGGCCGTCGCCCGCCACTTGTCGCGGTCGTCCCGCATGTCGAGCAGCGACTGACGCGGTACCAGGCGGCCCACAAGGATCAGCAGCACCACCAGGGCAACGAGGGCCCCGGCGCTGAACTGTCCGATAGGGAGGCCGGCCAACGGGTCTAGCACCGCCCCCCCGTCCGCTCGAATGTTCGTATCCCCCCGTTAGTCCGGCTAGGACGTCGGCCCCGTCTTCGGGTCGTTGTCGCGGGCGCGGCGATCCAGCTCGTCGGCCACGGCACGCGCCATCGACGACAGGTCGAACTCGGTGGGGAGCTGCACCTTCGAGCCGGACGAGGTGGTGCCGGTGCCGAGACCCTTGATGAGCGCGGTGAGTTCCGCGATGGCCGTCGTGTTGTCCGCGGTCTGCTGGGCGACGGACACCTTCCGGCCGTTGCCCCAGTCGATCGTCGGCTCCGTCACCGCAGCCTGCGACCACTGCTTCACTACGACGCTGATCTTGTTGAGGTCGTCCGAGTTGAGCGGCATGTCGTCTCCCGACCGTGCGAGTTCGATGATCTGCGGGACCTGGCCGACCTTCGTGTCACCAGGGCATTCCTTGCCGAGCGCTGAGGACCACACCTCGCCGCCCGGCTGCCACCAGCCCGGACGCGGACCAGCGGAGTGCTTGATGCCGAGCCGGTGCGGACCCCAGCCCTGACGGCCAGCGCGCGAGTCCGGCAGCAGTTGCAACGGAGCCCCGCCTGGCTGGCTGGCTTCCCACCGCATGATGTCGGCGATGCGGGCGCACTGAGCGGGCGTCCACGGCTCGGCGTTCAGTTGCGCCGAGGTGCCCATGCCGCCGGCCGTCTCGATGGACAGCGCGTCGTCGTTGGCATCCACCGACGCCCACGCAACGAAGTCGGTGTCGACGTACTGCTCGCAGTAGCCGTCTTTCGCCACGTAGAAGTGCCAGGTGTTGCCGCTGTTCGGCGGGTAGGACTCCCGCTCGGACACCGACACATGCAGGATGCCGCGACCCTGCCGGTTGCGCGGGGTGCGGCCACCGAACGAGGTCGGCTTGAACGTGGCCCCCGGGTAGAGGGCCATCAGGACTCGGCGGGGGGCTCGTCCGGGTGCCAGGACCAGTGGTCCCTCTTCGGCTCCTCTGAGTAAGGGACTTCGGAAAGGTTGACCGGCTTGCCGTTGCGCATGATCTGGATGTCGACCGTGGTCCCGTCGTCGTGGACGGCGAGGACCAGCCCGGCCGTCTCAAAGTTCTCGAAGTAGACGATCCGGCCCTCGTGAACCGGCTTGGGCTGAGTCATGGTGGCAATCCCTTCGATCACAGCGTCGTTCCGTTGGGCAGGGTCTCGATCGTGATCGAGCCCGTGGAGATCACGGTGATGGTCCCGGCGAGGGCGGTCACGAACACGGACACGGTCTGCGCGGTGCCGCCGGTGATCGGGAAGATGTCGTCGCCGCGCAGCGTGTACGTCATGCTGGTGCCCGAGTTCGTGAAGCGGTCGATCTCGTAGGTGGTCGCGCCCACCGTCACCGACAAGGTGGCGCCGAGGCCGGACGGGATGCTGACCTGAATCTGCCCACGCGGCTTGATCACGTAGTTGATGCCCGTCCCGGCCGGCGAGGCGGGCAGCGTCTGCGCGGCCGCGATGTTGACCGACACCCCGGACGCCAGGGTGCCGCCGGCCGTCGCCACGACTCGCCGCTCACGCGCCGGAAGCTGCGTCACGTCGTAGGTGGCCCAGGTGGTGCCGCTGACCCAGTACTCGAGCTTTCCGCTGTTGTCGAGGCGGACGACGTGCAGGCCGGTGAAGCCAGTCAGCGCGTTTCGCTCCGTCGTGTTGCGGACCGGGATCGGGGCGCCGCGGGCGACGACGAGGCCAGCGGTGTTAGCGATGGTGACACCCGCGCCGAGGGTGTTGGTGGCACCGACCGCGACGGTGACGGTGGCGATCTCGACGGCACCCACGGGGAGCGCGGGCTTCGTGGGCACCGCAGCCGCAGTGCCGGTGACGACGCCGTACAGCTCGCCAGTGGAGCCGTCCGGGGAGATGGTGGAGCCTGCGTCGTTCTGCTTGGCGTAGACGACGTCAATGCGCGAGTTCGCGCCCGGCGCTGCGGCGATGTTGACCGTCGTCGAGGTTTCCTTGGTGCCGATGTAGATGCCGTCACCGGTGGCGCGGGTGGTCACCCAGTGACATGCGCCGAAGTTGACGGTCATCGTCCCGGTCGCCGACGTGCCGGTGACGATCGAGGTAGCCCCCGGCCCGAACATGACGCCGGTACGGACGGCCAACGTGGACGACTGCGCGGCGATCATCCCCGCGATGGCGAGGCGATGGTCTTCGTCGCTGACGACGCCACCGGGCGTGCCAAGTGCATCAGCCATCAGGCGGCGTCCTCATCATCGGTTCGGAAGGTCCATTCGATGAACCCGTCGGTGGTCGCTGCCGGGCGCAGGTAGGCCCGCTTAAGGCCGTCCCCACGGGCGCAGTCGTCGGGGTAGATGGCGGGCCTTTCGTCGTAGAGCGCTCGGATCTGTTCGCCATAGCGGGCGAGATCCCAGGACGGGCCGTCTGCCGTATCTGCCATGCGGCGGCGCTCCTCTTAGGTGAGACAGCTAGTTACAGAACAGACAGGAACCGCTACGGTGAGCGGTCCAAGACAAGGGAGAAGTCGTGAATCTGTGGTGGACCGTGCGGTCGAAGACCGGCGTGGTGGCGATGTCCTTGGGGGTGCTGGCAGCCGCAGGACTGGCAGCAGCCGTCCCCGTACTCACGCGCACGGCCAGTGACCAGCAGCCCGCCGGGCAGGTGTACGAACTGCCTGCCGAGGCACCAGCGACGACCACGGACGCCCCCGCGCCAGCGCCGGCCGTGGACGCTCCCGCCCCGGCCACCGTCGAGCCGCAGCCCGCTACGGTGAACACCGTGACCACGCCCGAGCAGCAGGCCGCAGCGCCTGCCGACCAGCAGTCCATCGGAACCACCGGAGGCGACGGCTACTACACGCCCGCCCCGCCGCGGCAGAACCCCGGCGAGCCGCCGGCCAGCCCGAACTTCGGGAGCTCAGGCCCCATCGGTGGAGGCGCTGTTACCCCACTGCCAGGCGAGCCCGGCTACGCGGGCCCCACAGTCGAGGCCGCGCCCAAGAGCTAGGACTGCCTGCCAATCGCGTGCAGCGGCTCGACCCGCAGAGCCCCCGCACCCGAAGCCACCCGGCCCTGAATCTCCACGGCCAGCAGCTTCATGTGATCGACATCCACAGCGGCCGGACCGAACAGGCTGGTCGTCAACGCGAAGCCGACCGTGGCGACCGACGTGCCGAGCTGCACGCCGTTCACCAGCACCTTGATCTCACCCGTCGACCCGGACGTGTCCATCGACGCGTTCGTGGCGACCGACAGCCTCGGGTGCTGCTTGATCATCTCGCCCCGCCACAGCGTCTCGAACGTGGTCGACGTCGTCTGCACAGTCCAGTCGGAGTACTTGGCCCGATAGAAGCCACTCATCGGCACATACGGCCGGGCCAGACCCTGACCGGAGTCGGTGTCATCGGAAACGATGACGTTGTGGCTGCGGTCGTACAGCGCCAGGAACTGCTTGAACGCGCCCGACGTGTCGGGGTCGTACATGGCGAGGGCGAGCGAGCCGTCCTCGCGCCGGAAGATCACCCCAGGCTGCCCGGTGCCGTCAGGCATGTTCGGGAGCACGGGGCCGACATAGAACTGCTCACCGGTCCCGGCGTTGTTCATCAGGACCAGGGAGCCGCCCTGCTGGATGGTCAGTCCGCCGCTGGAGATCGCGGCGTTCTTCAGCGGGGCCGACCGGGAGGACTTCGCAACCTCCTCACGGGCGATCTGCCTGACCTGCTGCCAGAAGTCCGGGGGGACCGCACCCTCCTGCGTCACAGCAGGCCCGCCAGCGGGAACATGTCGAGGGTGAACACGTCCGACAGGTCACCCGACACCGTCTTCACACGCATCCTTCGGTTCATGTCGCCCAGCCAGTTGGCGCCCGGCGTCCACGAACCATCAGCCTGCTTGACCGGCGCCTTGGTGATCACCTGGCAGTAGTCACCGGGCCGAACATCCCGGGCATAGTCTGCGGACACCTGCACCTTGTAGACCTCCACTGGTCGGCCGGCCCGCGCCTGAAGGTTGTCCGCGTGGCCCTGCAAGGTGACGTTGTCGGCCACCGTCGGATGCGACTCGTCGACCTCCATGAACGGCCAGCCGGCGTTCAGCAGCGTCCCGTCATCGAAGGCGCGCGCCTGCTTCATGTCCGCCTCGGACCCGTTGCCGGTCGCCCACGTCGCGGTCGCCATCTGCGTGGCATCCTCATCGGTGGAGATCCCCAGCACCGGCGACTTCGGCAGCGTCGTGTCGAACACCCAATCCGGGCCGCCCTGACTCAACGACGGTGCGCCCACCGTGCCGACCATCATCAGCCACTCGAGGAACCGCGGATCATCCCCACGACGGCGGGCACGGAACGCGATGTCCGGTGCGTCGGTGGCCCGCTGCGTGATCTGCCGCAACTGCTCCCCGTAGCGGGATAGCTCCCAGCGGGCGAACGACTCCGTGTTACTCCCCGCCTCGACCGAGGGCAGCACGATCGGCAGGTTCGAGAACGGCGGGACTGCGTTGACCATGTGCGAGACCAGCGACGTCGCCAAGCCACCGAGGGTCACGTTGGAGAACGTGAGCAGCCCCTCGGTGTTGTACGTGGAGTCGTCGTAGATGATCCGGCGGTCGGCCATCGACCAGAGGCCGGCCGCACCCAGCGTCAGAACTTCGGTCTCCCAGTCCCAGGTGCTCGACCAGATCGGCCCGGCCTGCAAGATCCGGCCGTCACGCTCGACCGCCAGGAAGCAGCGGCCACCGTAGGTCTTCTGCCGCAGATCACGGTCGCGGACCACAGACCCGGCCACGGTCACCGAGTCGATGGAGCCGTTGCCGTTGAGCGTGTCCGACCAGCGCAGACCCGTCACCGGGATCGTGTCCGTGATGCGGCCCGTGCGGACCTCGCCGACGTGCACGCGGAAGTCGGTCACCAGTACGCCGGCCGCATCGTCGCGGTCAGGGTCGCCGCCGCGTCATACGCCCCACCGAGGCTTGAGAAGCGCACCGACAGCGAACCGCCTGCCGGAACCTGCATCCAGTCCGCGACCGTCAGGCTGTTCCGCCGATCCGCCGTGCCACCCAGCAGCACCGCACCCGTCGCCGTGTCCAACGTCAGAACGTCACCGGAGAACAGCGGGTCCGGGTAGGTGAGCCGCTGACCGGTCGCCGATGAAATCTCGAACCCCAGCGGCAGCGAGCCGGTCACCGTGAACAGCACCGATGTGTCCGCCGTGCCGGTGTTGGTCAGCGACAACATGCCCGGCGTGGACGTCGTGCCGTAGTCCAGCGGGTACGCCAGCGGGTAGACCAGGCCACCGCCCGACGTGGGCAGACCGACCGGGCCAACCGTCTGCGCGACGTCATACCGCAGCGGGTCCGGGCACTCCCACTGGAGGGCGAACGGGATCGCTCCTACCTCGTAGGTTGCCCCGGCCGACACCATCCGGCGAGTGACCCGGGCATCCGTGGACAACTGACGCCCAAACACCGTGAGGGTCAGCGTGTCCAGGGCGCTGGTGACGACGGTCGCGTCTTGCAGCGCCGTCGCCAAGGTGTCCCGCAGGCCCGGGTCATCCACGATCGTCCCCGACACCGTGACGATGCGGGACTGGCTGAACTGGTCGCCGAGGTGCTTGCCATGCCCGCGGACGCGCGAGACGGACATGTCGGTCAGGCCCGGCATCTCGTCCCAGCCGGTGACCTCCGTGACGATGTAGGAGCCCTGCCCGCCGAGCGTGATGCCCTTCCAGACGATCTCGCGGTCAGCCACGAGTACGCGCCATCCACGCCAGCTCCTCGGCGGTGTCGCGGGCACTGGACCCGCTGGCCTCGTAGTAACTGCCGATCTGAAGGACAGGCGCGTGACCCGACGCCTTCGGAGATGCCCCACCGCCACCGGCCGGGGCCAGGTCGAAGTTCATCCGGTTCGCCGTCTGCGCGAGGATCTGCAAGGACCGCATCGAGTTGTTGATGGGGATGTACGCCTCGTCGTCGGTGACCCGGTCGCCGATGATCCGCATCGTCTGCGGGGGGACGATCTGGGCGATTCCGCCCTGCATCGGCTCCATACCGCCGTCCGCGTAGGCGTGGACGATGTTGCCGTGCGCGTTGGCGAGCTGCGTGCCACCAGGCCCGCCGTTGAGCCCGGCGACGTGGTAGTTGACGCCGACCGTGATCGTCTTGCTCTGGATCGCGGCAATCCGCGCCGCGAGGGCCGAGACAGCATCCGTTGCCTGTTTGGTGTCCGCAGTGATCTCGGCGTTCCGCTGCTCGGGAATGCCGTAGATCTGGTTGGCGAGGTTCTGCGCCTCGCCAGCCGAGAAGCCCATCGCCCCGGCCGTGTCGAGGAACTGCTGGCGTAGCTCGGC